TTATGGTGTAGATAGTAATCTTATAGATGGTGATGGAACATTAGGTAAAACAGGATTGTTTATTCCAGAACAATGGAGTATGCCTCCGTATATAGATAAGTATGGAAATTCTAAAGTGGATGAAGCACTTAAAGCTTTAGATGCTGAATTTGAAAAAGCAAAAATAAATCTTGCACCAGAAGCATATCAACTCACCATATCTCAGCATCCTAGAAATATTGCTGAAGCATTTGCTGCAAGAAAAGTGAGTAAATTTCCACAACATCTTGTATCAAAACAATTACAAAGAATAAGTGAAAAGAATTATTCTGTAGAATATGTTGATTTATCTAGAAATGCAGAAGGTAAAGTGGTGATGACACCTTCTAAAAAATTACCTATTAAAGATTTTCCTGTATCTAAAAAGGCTGAGAATAAAGAAGGTGTTGTTTGTATATATGAAAGACCTGTAAAAGACCCAACATTTGGTATGTATTATGGGTCAGTGGATCCAGTGGGTGAAGGTAAAACCACTACATCAGATTCACTATGTTCTATCTTCATTTATAAAAATCCTGTAGAAGTGATTATAGATGAAGGTGATGGTAAAGTGAAAAATACAATTGAAAGAGATGGTATTGTAGCTAGTTGGTGTGGAAGATTTGATGACATTAATAAAACACATGAACTATTAGAAATGCTTATTGAATTATATAATGCATGGACAATAGTGGAAAATAACGTAGCATTATTTATACAATATATTATATCAAAAAAGAAACAAAAATATCTTGTACCAAAAGATATGATATTATTTTTAAAAGACATTGGTGCAAATAGAAATGTTTTTCAAGAATATGGATGGAAGAACGTAGGTTCTATTTTTAAGGGTACTATTTTATCTTATGGTATTGAATATCTTAAAGAAGAATTAGATCATGAAACACTACCTGATGGTACAATTGTAAAAACAATTTATGGTATTGAAAGAATACCTGATCCTATGTTGTTGAAAGAAATGCAAGCTTATCAAGATGGTGTAAACGTAGATAGACTTGTATCATTTTGTTCTCTTGTTGCATTTGCTAAAGTGCAACAATCTAACAGGGGTTTACAAAAAAGAATTGAGACCACCAATAAAAACTTGGTAAATTCAGAAAAAATGACTAAATTAAAAGTGAATCCTTTCAGACATATGGGACAACCTTCCACAACTAGAAAGATGGTTAATAAACCAAGTATACCTTTTAAAAATTTCAAATGATACACATATACACTGTTCAACTAGATAATAATTATTTTACAAAAACAGTATCTAGATTGTTTTTAGGTGAATACATCATCACCACATCAAATGATTTTATAAACTAATTAATACAATGCAAGTATATAATGCACTAGATCTAAAAGCTGGTAAAAAAACGTCATACAATAAAATGGGTACGCTCACCCAACCTATTCAATTTCTACCTAAAAAAGAAAAAGATGAAGAATGGGGAGCATGGAATTGTGATTGGTTAGAATGGCAAGGCATTAAACAAATAAGACGTAATGCAAGAAGACTTTTAAAAAATTATAAATTAGCAAAAGGTATAATTGACCGTAGTGATTATATTATAGAAGATGATAATGAATATGCAGATTTAATTGAAACTCTTACAAAAGAAGATGCTTCTGCATTAGAATTAAAGTTTTATCCTATTATTCCAAATGTAATTAATGTATTAACAGGTGAATTTTCTAAACGTACATCTAAAATTATGTTTAGAGCTGTTGATGATATTTCTTATAATGAAATGATGGAGGAGAAAAGAGATATGATAGAACAAACTCTATTAGCTGATGCTGAAAGAGAGGCTGTTATGAAGATGATTAAAATGGGTATGGACCCTAATTCTGAAGAAGCTCAAAAAGCTCTTAATCCTGAAGCTCTTAAATCACTACCAGAAATTGAAGCCTTTTTTAAAAAAGATTATAGATCACTTGTTGAAGAATGGGCAACACATCAACAAAAAGTAGATGAAGAACGTTTTCATATGTATGAGTTGGAGAACATGGCATTTAAAGACATGTTAATCACTGACCGTGAATTTTGGCATTTTAAAATGAATGAAGATGATTATGAAGTTGAGTTATGGAATCCTCTTTTAACATTCTATCATAAATCACCAAGTGCTAGATATATATCTCAAGGTAATTGGGTGGGTAAAATTGATATCCTCACTGTATCTGATATTATAGACAAGTATGGATATTTAATGACACAAGACCAACTTGAAGCTCTAGAAGCTATATATCCTGTTCGTTCAGCAGGTTTACCTTTAGGTGGTTTACAAAATGATGGTAGTTATTATGATGCCACTAGATCTCATGCATATAATGTTGAAGGTCCATCTTTAGCATATCGACAATTTTTATCTACATATGAAAATATGCCTTACAATGGTGATATTGTTCAATGGATATTAGCTGAAGGTGAAGACTTTTTAGATTATGGTCCTACACATATGCTAAGAGCTACAACATTATATTGGAAATCTCAACGTAAAGTGGGACATCTTACAAGTATTAATGAAGATGGAAGTATTACACAAGATATTGTTGATGAATCATATCAAGTTACAGAAAAACCTGAATACAATACACAATATGTAAAAAATAAAACCAAGGACAATTTAATTTTTGGTGAACATATTGATTGGATATGGATTAATGAAACATGGGGTGGAATTAAAGTGGGTCCAAATAGACCAAGTTTTTGGGGTATGAATAACCCAGGTGGTTTAGCACCAATGTATATTAATGTAAAAAAATTACCATTCCAATTTAAAGGTGACAACACTGTATATGGTTGTAAACTACCAGTGGAAGGTTCAGTGTTTTCAGATAGAAATACAAGATCAGTATCTTTAGTGGACTTAATGAAACCATACCAAATTGGTTTTAACATTGTAAATAATCAGATTGCAGATATTCTAGTAGATGAATTAGGAACTGTAATTATGTTAGATCAAAATTCTTTACCGCGTCATTCCATGGGTGAGGATTGGGGTAAGAATAATTTAGCTAAAGCATATGTAGCAATGAAAAATTTTCAGATGCTTCCTTTAGATACATCAATTACCAATACAGAAAATGCACTTAATTTTCAACACTATCAAGTATTAAATTTAGAACAAACACAGCGTTTGATGTCAAGAATACAACTTGGTGCTTATTTTAAAAATCAAGCATTTGAAAGTATAGGTATAAGTCCTCAACGTCTAGGATCTGTTACAGGTCAACAAACAGCTACAGGTGTAGAACAAGCTGTTGTAAATTCATATGCACAAACTGAACACTATTTTATACAACACAGTGATTATTTAATGCCTCGTGTGCATACAATGAGGACAGATCTTGCACAATATTATCAATCTAAAAACCCAAGTGTACGCTTACAATATATGACAAGTACCGATGAAAAAGTAAATTTTCAAATGAACGGTATTGATTTATTAGCAAGAGACTTAAATGTATTTGCTACAACTAAAAATAATCATAGAGCTATACTTGATCAACTTAAACAACTTGCTTTACAAAATAATACATCAGGTTCTTCAATTTATGATCTTGGCAATATTATCAAATCTGAATCTATTGCAGAACTCACAAGTGTACTTAAATCTGCTGAAGAGAAAGTTAATGCTATTAGACAAGAACAAGCAAAACAACAACAAGATTTAGCACAACAAGAGATACAAGCTCGTCAACAAGAAGCTAAAATAAAGATGGAGTTTGAAGCTCAAGAAAATGAAAAAAATAGACAATCACAAATATTACAAGCTGAAATTAGATCTGCTGGATATGGGTCTATGATGGACATTAATGAGAATAAACAAAGTGACTATCAAGATGCAATGGAAAAAATAAGACAACAAGATAATTATCAAGAACAAATGAACATGCAACGTGAGAAAGAAGTGAATAGAATGAACATTTCAAGAAGTCAAAATGATATTAAAGAAAAAGAAATAAACTCTAGATTACAAATTGCTGAAAAACAATTACAAGTTGCTAGAGAAAATAAAAATAAGTATGATAAAGTAAATAATAAGAAAAAATAATTTTTATAGCATTATACTATTGATTTTTAATATTCATTTTTACATTTTTAATATTTATTTGAAATAATTTTGTATATTAATAGTGTAAACCAACAAAAATATGAACCAACAAACAGCCACTGCACAAACAAATGTGCAACAAATAGATCTTGATATTGATTCTCTTTTTTCAGGAGCCCCTGGTGCTGACAGCATTGTAACACCCACTACAACACCAACAGATGTAAAACCAAACATCTTCAGTAAAGCAACTGTAGATTTAAATTTTTTAAATCCTGATTCAAAAGAAAGTGCATCTGATACCAAAAGTACAGAACCACAAATTACACAAGAAGAAATTAAAGATATATTAAGTGATGTTGATGATGCAATAAATGATGAAAAAACTTATGGTAAATCTAAAACAGATAAATCTGGTTTAATTGACACCATGAGTAAATTAATAGATGAAGGTTTAATTATTCCATTTGATGATGAAAAGTCAATGGAAGATTATTCACTAAAAGATTGGAAAGAATTATTACAAGCAAATTTTGAGGAGCGTGAAAAAGTTGTAAGACAAGAAACACCTCAAAAGTTCTTTGAAAGTTTACCAGAAGAATTACAATATGCTGCTAAATATGTAGCTGATGGTGGACAAGATTTAAAAAGTTTATTTGCTGCTTTAGCACAAGTAGAACAAGTGAGAGAAATGGATCCTGAAAATGAAAATGATCAAGAGTTTATTGTAAGACAATACATGCAAGCAAAAGGTATTCCTGACGAAACAATAGATGAGGATATTGAAACATGGAAAGATCTTAATAAACTTGGTCAAAAAGCAAAACAATATAAACCACAATTAGATGAGATGCAAGAGCAAGTGGTTAAATATCAACTTGCAAGACAAGAAGAGCTTCGTGAACAACAACAAGAAGCAGCAGATGCATATGTTGGAAATGTTTATGATGCTTTAAAAACAGCAGAAGTGAATGGTTTAAAACTTGATAAAAAAACTCAAGCACAACTATACACAGGTTTAGTGCAACCGCAATATCCATCTATAAGTGGAAGACCCACTAATTTATTAGGACACTTGTTAGAGAAATATCAATTTGTAGAACCTAATTATCCATTAATTGCAGAAGCATTATGGTTATTGTCTGATCCTGATTCATATAAAAATGAATTAAAAAAACAAGGTAAGAATGCTGCGGTTGAACAAACAGTGAGACAATTAAAAACAGAACAAAACAATAAAATTGCAAGTTCTGTTGCTGAAGAACCAGAAACAAGAAGTCAAAGAAAAATAGTAAGACCCACAAATATATTTAAAAGATAGAATAATAATTTAAACAAACAATTCGTATGGCAACTCCAGTTTTAAACAATGGTATATTCCTACGTGACACAAGCTATAATGCTAGTTCTCATGTAGACTCTTACCACCTTGTTAACATGCTAAAGAGTGCTGAACCTATGGATATGGGTCCAGTAGATCTTTGGGCAATGGCTCAAAAGGTAGAAATGCCTTTGTACCAAATGTCTAGCTTTGGTGGAAAGAATGTAATTAATGTAGATAATGCTCGTGGAGAGTACAAATGGCAAGTTCCAGTATCTCAAGATCTACCTTATGTAGTTGAGAATATTGAATCTAACAATGAACTTGGAGCTGATGGTACCACTTTCAAAATTAAATTGAATAAGCGTACTTTTGGTAGTGGCGATATTGTCACTTATGATAAGTACAATGGAGTGGAACTTTATATTGTACCCACTGAAGACATTATCCCTGTTCCAGATGGTGTTATTTACACCGTTCAATTGGTAAATAATGACAACACTAAATTTTTAGATGCTGGAAAGTATTTAAAAAATGGTACTAAGTTCTTCCGTAAAGGTTCTGCAAGAGGTGAATATGGTGAAAGATTCTCTGATATTGGAGCATATGGTTCTGGATACAGAGAGTTTTATAACTTTGTAGGTGGTGCTGAAGCACACGTACACTATTCTGTATCAAGTCGTGCTGATTTGATGATGAAAGGTGGTTTAAAGCAAGATGGTTCTGTACCTGTTACAGAAATCTGGAGAAACTTTGACAAAACAAATGATCCTTCAGTAAGTAGTTTAGAAGGTCTTGCTGCTAAAATGGGTAAAGAATATGTTAAGAAAGCCATTGAAGGTGGTACTCTTACTCGTACTTTCTTGACTACTATGGAAGCTGCTCACTTGACTAAGATTGCCACTGACATTGAAACATATTTGATGTGGGGTCATGGCGGTAGAGTGAAACAAGATGGTCCAGATGATATTAGATTGTCTGTAGGTCTTTGGAAACAATTGGATAACTCATACAAGCGTATTTATAACAAATCAAGTTTTACATTAGATTTGTTTAAATCTGAGATATTTAACTTCTTCAATGGTCGTGTAGAATTCAAAGGTCCTGATCCTAAACGCAAACTTGTTGTACAAACAGGTATGGGTGGTATGAGAATGGTAAATGAAGCTATCAAGCGTGAAGCTGTAAACTCTGGTTTGATTATCAATGCCTCTGAAATTGGTGCTATCACTGGTCAAGGTATGGACTTGAACTTTGGATATGCTTACACTAGTTATGTAATTCCATTCTTAGCTAATGTTCAGTTTGTATTAAATCCAGCTTTTGATAACGTACACACTAATGATATTGAGAATCCAATCATTGATGGTTTCCCATTGAGTTCTTATAACTTTATTATTTTTGATATTACTGATAACACTAATGATAACATTTATTTGTTGAAGTTAGGTTGGGATAACCAATTAAAATGGTTTTATCAAAATGGTACTATGGACTATATGGGTCGTACACAAGGTTTCCAATCTAGTGGACAATTCAACGGTTATAGAGTATTTATGACACAAACAATGCCAGCTATTTGGGTAAAAGATCCAACTAAAGTGCTTAAAATTGTTATGCGTAACCCTATCACTGGTGGTTCATTCTAAAAAAAGATAACACTCAGGTGTATATAATGTACACCTGAGTCTTTTTTATAAAAAAATAAAAATTAATAAAATGGCAGGAAAAAATAAAGGTACAATGGGTAACAATATTGTTGTTAAAACCCCTACTAAAAAAGAATCTGTTGTAAAAGCACAAGCTCCAAAATCAGCTGTACCAGCATACAAAGGTGGTGGTAAAGTGATGGGTAAGAAAAAATAAACTTATTTCTAAATAGTATTTGATCTAAACTAGATAAATACCTACAAAGGACTTGATGTAAAATTTATAATCTGTTATATAAAAGAGGGCTCGTAGCCCTCAACAGATTAACTTTAAATAAAATATAAAATGATATCTCTTAAAAGACTTATACAATTACCTAAATCTCCTGAAAGAGCTATTGAACAAGCTTACTCAATTGCAGAAGCTGCTGTTGCAAGAATAGCTCATGTCAATAGACTTAGTAGAGATATAATGGATATTAAATCTTATGAATTAGATTTAAATGAGAATTCATCTGGAACATTAAGAATATCTTCTAAAAAGGGTATTGTTGATGTAGTTAATTTTGAGATAAGTACTGAGACTTTTGATATATATTTACAACATCAAGAAATTGAGACAGATAGAGAAAAATTTTATTTGCAATTAACTGTTTACAGTAGCGGTATAGCTGTACCAATTATATATGGTAAAGGTATTTCCACTGATTTATTTCACATACAAATTGTTGATGTAAAAGACAATCAAAACTGGGGAGACTTATATTTTTATTATGAAATTGTTAAAATAGATTAAAATTATCAGAGTATTTCTGAATAATAATACAAAACCAAAAACCAACATGAGTAGTGTAACTATTGTGGAAGGATATCCACAAAATAAAAAATCCAGTATAGCAATTAGACCATATTTTGAACAAACAAGATCTAATATGGGACTTGAACAATATGGATTATCGCTCTTTGATAATACATTTCATGAAGAACAACTTGCTTGTTTAGAAATGAATGGTATAAAAAGATATGTAACAGGATTGAATGAATTTGCTCCAGATGTTAAAAATTTAAGTGATGAAGAACAAGATGCTAAAATTAAACAAATTAGAATTATTGTTTCTCAACTTGAAAAAGAATTAGCAGCTAATGTTGTAAAACCAGAAGATCCAGAATTTTGGAATAAGATAAAACTTTTAAAACCTGATAATGATGAGTTTTGGGGAAGAATTAGAATAGCTTGTGGTAATGAACCTCTATTTCTAGAACCAGATAGAGATCCATATGATCTTATAAAACTTATTGCTATTGAAAATGGAGGTTTTTCTATAGTAGCAAAATCATTTGAAGCAGCTAGAAAAATGGCAATACCTCCAAAATTTTATTTAGATAAGTTAGAAAGTACAATTTCTACTAAAACTGAATATAAAAAACTTAGAAATAAAGCACTATCTGAACTACAAAAACTTTTTGATAAAAATACAAATAAGTTATTTTATGTATCAAAAATTGTAGATACAAATAGTTCTCAATATAAAAAATCTACTCCTACAGATGTAATGTATGATAACATGGATAAATACATTAATGGTGAAGGTGTAGATAATAATAAAAAACGTACAGCTGAAAAATTCTTAGAAGTTGTAGGTTATGATATGGAATCATTAAAAATTAGATCTATTATAAAAGATGCATCATTTTTAAAATTAATTGCAACACGAGCTGATGGTTTTATCTATCATTTAGAAAGTGGTACAATTCTTGGTAGAACACCATCTGATGTATTAGAATTTTTTAAAAATCCTTTGAATGAACAAATATTAGTTGATGTTCAAGGAAAAGTAGAGAAATCTTGGCAAAAATAAATTTTATGGCAAAAGAAATGATTAAGAGAGCAGATGGTACTAAATCTCAAAGAGGTCTTTGGGATAATATTAGAGATGCTAAAGGATCAGGTAAAAAACCTACTCCTGAAATGCTTAAACAAGAAAAAAAAATAAAATCTAAAAATAAATAATATGGCAAAGGGTAAAACACCTATGACTCCAGCTGAAAAAAAATTTGCAGCTCTTGCACCTCCTAAAGATAAAATTACTTTTTCTGATAAAATAGCAGGTGCAAAAAAATCATCATCTAAAAAGAAATAGTTATGGCAAAAACTCCAGCATGGCAAAGAGCAGAAGGTAAATCACCTAGTGGTGGTTTAAATCAAAAAGGTAGAGATTCTTATAACAAAGAAACAGGAGGACATTTAAAAGCTCCTCAACCAGAAGGTGGACCAAGAAAAAAGTCTTTTTGTGCTAGAATGTCTGGTGTAGAAGGACCAATGAAAAAACCTAATGGTGAACCTACAAGAAAAGCATTAGCTTTAAAAAAATGGAAATGTTAATATGAAAAACACTCTTTTAAGAATAAAATTTCAGCAAAGACTTAATAAACTTGCATCATTTGATTATGATAATATAGAATGTTGGCAGATTGCTGAAGCATATAATAAAGCTCAAAGAGAGTGGTTTAGAAGACAAGTACATGGTTTAAATTCAAGAAAAGAAGCTTCAGAACAATCATTAGGATTAATAGATGATTTACAAAAATTTGTTGCATTTTCAGAACTAAAAGGAGAAAATAAACTATTATATTGTGAAAGTAAAAACATTCCAAACGATTATTCTTATTTTATTAAAATAGGTATCACTGGAAAAAAAGATGAATGTAAGGGTAGACATTTTAAAATATATTTAGCTGAAGAAGCAAACGCAGATCTTCTTTTAACAGACCCTTTTAAAGGACCTAGTTTTGAATGGGGAGAAACATTTGCTACACTAAGTAATAATAAATTTAAAATATATACTAATAATGATTTTCAAGTAGAAGATATATTTCTTTCTTATTACAGAAAACCACTTGATGTAACATTTGATGGTTGTATTAATCCTGCTACAGGGTTGATTAACACAGATCAAATTAGTGAATTTAAAGATGATATTGTAGAATTAATTATTGATGAAGCTGTTTCTATAATAGCTGGAGATATAGAATCAATTACTCAATATCAAAGATCACAAGCAAACGCACAAAAATCTACTTAGTATGGAAAATAATATTTTAAAAAGATCTTTAAAAACACAACAAACTACAGCTCCTATGAAAGACAATAGTCTTTCTGCAAAAACAGCAGCTTGTGTTTCAGAAATGATGAATGCTGGAACAAGTTTACATAAACTGCATTTAAAAGTAACTGGTTTAGCATCTTATGCTGCACATAAAGCACTAAATAATATATATGATGCTTTTCCAGAACATGCTGATGATTTAGCTGAAGAATATCAAGGTGCTGCTGAAGAACTTTTAGTTTATCAAGATGTGCCTCCTAAATCATTACAAACTGTTGAAGAAGGTTTACAATATTTAAGAGATATGAAAGATATGATATCAAATTTACAATCAATAATGCCTTATAGTGAAATTGTAAATTCACTTGATACTGCTAAATCTAGCATAAACTCTGCAAAATATAAATTACTATTTCTAAAATAATTTTTTTTTTCATTTAAATTTAACAATTATGTATTTTAATCACGCCTTTAAGAAATCCTTTTTATTAGGACCTAATGGAATTACTAGTGGTGCATTAGCATTAATTGCTGCTAATAATCCTACAAGTGCTTTAACAGCTGGTCAGCTTGGTCTTTTTAATGCAAAAACTTTTCAAAGTTTTACCACAGCTCCAACTCCTAACACTCCCTTTATTTTAGCTCAAGGATCTTATTTTACAAATGATAAAATTGGACCTTACCATGGTGGTTATCAAGAGTCAGTTAAGTCTAAAGTAATTAATCCAAAGTACATTAGTAGAGTATTTACTACTACTTCTAATGCTCCACAACAACACATTAAAGATATCAGTGTTTGTAGCATGGAGTGTGGAACAAATTACAATTTACGTATTGATTTGAAAGGTAGTCCAGCATTGCGTTTTTTATCACACAACATTTACAAAACAGTTTCTGCTTACACTGGATGTTGCACTGATGATTGTTCTGCAACTTGTACTGGTGCTATTGTAGACCCTACAATTGTAACAATTAATTGGGCTAAGTCAATTGCACAAGATCCAATTTTGAAAAATTTTGTACAACTAAGAGTTTATGACTGGAATAGTGTATCTGTAGCTAATCAAGCTGACTACTCTACTGTAGAAGCATTTGTTGCTGCATTAGATGCCTATAGTTCAACAACTTCAGGTTGGGTGGCTGCATATGCTGCTGATCCTGCAACTGCCGCTACTGCTAAGTCAAAATTGCGTTTTACTGGTGCATATGAAGATACTAAATTTGGAACATGTACATTCCGTATCACTGATCATTATGAGTTGCAACCAATTAATATATTGTTGTCATTAACTGACACAAGTGGTGACCCTTGTAATGTACAATGTGTAACAATTACAGGACAATATAATTTTTCAGCTGCTAATCCTGCTGGAACTTATGTTGCTGAAGTACAAGTTCCAAAACAAGCACAAGGTGTAGGTAATACAGTAATTAGAGATGTAATCTTATCTAATCGTTATCGTCAAGAAGCATTTCCTGATGGAAACTTTACTGATAGTTTAAGAATGCGTCAAATTGAAGTACCGTCTGCAATTCGTGATTTTAGCACTGATGATTTGTATAACTCTGTTAACATTTTACATAGTGTTCCACGTTTTAACAATCCTACAGGTACATTTGATAATGATCAATATTTGTTAACAGTTTGGATAAAAGCTGGTACTACATATACCACTTTTACAACTTTGTTACAAACAATCTTAACAAATGCTGGAAATGGTGTTGTTATTGAAACTTTATAAAATAAATTTTTAATTAATTATTAAAGGGTAGGGTAATTTCCTACCCTTTTTTATTTGGAAAAATGCGTAAAATTTAGTATATTAATATTGACAAGTTATTTGTTACTTTTATAAATTTGCAATATTATGTCTGCATATGCACATCAATTATTTTTAGATATACCTACAGTGAGTAATTCTGAAATTTTAAGAATTACAGATGCTTCTATATACACTAACAAATTACCTATAAATTGTGCCACTTTACAAATTACTTGTCCAGGTTTTAACATACCTACCACTATAAATGTAATTAGAGATTTTAATACAGCATTTAATGCATGTACATTAGGTTTGCAAGTAGAAGATTGTGGAAATACTTCTGATGTACTTCCAGATGGAATATATATTATAAGATATTCAGTTTCTCCTAATGATCAAGTATATGTAGAATATAATCATTTAAGAATAACACAATTTTTAAATAACTATTATGAAAAAATGTCTGATTTAGAACTTTCTGCATGTGAACCTTCTGCAGATGTTAAAAATCAACTTAATGAATTAAGATTAATAAAAAGTTTTATTGATGCAGCTAAAGCTAAAGTAGAATATAGTCATGAAAATAAAGAAGCCATGGATATTTTAAAATATGCTCAAAAACGTTTATTAAAATTAGATTGCAAACAGTGTAATTATTAAAAACCAAATATATGACTTGTTCTAATTGTAATTCAAATATTACTTGTGGATGTCAAAAAAGAGTGGCATCAGATTCAAAAGAAGTGTGTTCATCTTGTATAGACACTTATGAAAAAGAACTTTTAAGAATTAAAAAAGAAAAAGTTAATTAATGAAAGATTTTTATAGTAAAAGAGAAAAATATTTTTGCAACTATGCTGATGCTATATCAGGAGTATTTAGAAAAATACGATATGGTATTTCTGAATGTTGTCCTAAAAAAGATTTAGATCTTTTAACTATGAGATATGAACTTGCAAAATGGCAATCTAATTTAGATTATTCATTATCTATGTTGATAAGACTAGATACAAAATGGGAAGCTTTTATGTTTAATGATGATCCACTTACATGTTTAAATGTTAATGTTATTAGTAATGCAGCTGAATCATACAAATTTAATCCTGGTGTATCTACATGGGTGATTAATTATAATTTACCTTTTACTCCTAATGTAACCACCACTGATTTATCAGGGCAAGTAATACAAGGTACAGTTCAATATATTGCACCATCTAAAATTCATATCATATTTAGTTCTCCTGTTTCAGGATGGGCTTATTTATCATAACAATAATATTATGTCTGAAACAGTTAGAGAATTATATTACAGTATAAGTTTAAATAAAAATCAACTATTAAATAGTAGATTACATAATTTATCAACATCAGAAAGAATAATTTTAGGAACTTCTTTAACAATTGATGATAAAGGATTTCAAGTATTTGACACTGATTATCTAGTACCGTATTGGTGGGATGGTTATTCTTGGTTAAGTACTGGGGGTGTAGTAGAATGGGGAAGAATTTCAGGTAGTGTTATAAATCAAGAAGATTTAATAATATTTTTAGATCAAAATTATTATTCAATAACAAATCCTAATAATTTTATTTCTGGTACAGGATTACAAAATAAAATTGTTAAATGGGGGGCAGACAATACCTTAATTAATTCAATAATTACAGAAAATAATAATGAAGTATCTATAAATGGTACATTTATTATTAATAAAATAATACCAAGTGGTTCTACAATATTTAAAATAAATAGTGGAGGAAGTGCTTTAGGAAGTCAATTTGAATTTGAAAATTACTTAGATGCAGGTTTATTAAAAATAGGATATTTTGGTAATACAGGAAACAGAATAGAAATTAATGGTGGTTCTGATAATAATGGTTCTAGAATTAGTTTTTATGAAAAAATTGGTTCTTCAGCTCCTACATTGAATATAAAAATTGATTCAAGAACATTTGCATATACCTATTTTAATGCAGGAAATGTAATTATAGGTACAAATATAAATAGTATTTATAAATTTGATGTTAATGGTAACGCAAGAATAGGAAGTGGTTCTACAGAATCATCTGCTTTATTGCATTTATCATCTACATCAAAAGGGTTTTTAAAACCTAAAATGACTACTTTACAACGTACTTCTATTACAGCACCTGCAACAGGTTTAGAGGTTTACGATACTTCTTTGAACTTATCATACTATTATAATGGTGCATCATGGGTCGCTATAGGTGGTGGTGGTTCTTCAACTTGGGGTTCAATAACAGGAACACTATCAGCACAAGAAGATTTACAAAATGCATTAAATGCAAAGCAAAATACGTTAGTAAGCGGAACTAATATTAAGACAGTTAATGGTCAAACTTTATTAGGTAGTGGTGATGTTTCCATAAAAGACCTTACGACAGGAACGCCAGCATTAACAGATTTACTAATATTTGCAAATCCTACAACTGGACTTGCTAAAAAATCTACTATTACGCAGATAGGTTCAGCATTACAAACATATCCAATTGATACAACAAATGCAAATGATGGGGATTTTGCAAAATTTGGGCCTAATGGAACTATATTTTTTGAATCTATAGTTATCCCAAATGCAGGAAATCCAACACCTGGATATTACACATTTATGTCTTTCAGCGAATCAACCACATTTGAATCAGGTGGAATGAGACAATCAATGGATTATCCTGGAATAACATTAAGTGATAGAGGGTTTGCATCTGATTTTGACTGTGTTTTATTTAATTTGGATTCATTATCAAGAGGATTCCTTATGCCACGTTTGGCATCAACTGATAGAGTAGATATAATTTCACCTCCAAAAGGTTTAGAAGTTTTTGATTCTACTTTAAACATTCCATATTTTTACAATGGTACAACATGGAAGGGAGTTCAAGAAGTTTTAGTATCAGGAACTAACATAAAAACAGTTAATGGTAATAGTTTATTGGGAAGTGGGAACATAACTATTGCAGGTGGGACTGGATTAACTTCATTAAATGCATTAACAGCATCAACACAAACTTTTGCAACATCAACGACAGGTACGGATTTCACCATTACTTCCGCAACTTCAACACATACTTTTAATTTACCGTCGGCAAGTGCGACAAATCGTGGATTGTTAACTGCATCAGATTGGACAACATTTAACAATAAGCAATCTTTATTAGTTTCGGGAACTAATATAAAAACAATAAATGGTGCTACAATATTAGGTAGCGGTAACATTGTTATAAGTGGCGGTACTGGCTTAACTTCGCTTAACGGACTAACAGCCGGCACACAACTTTTCTCGGTTGCGTCAACTGGAACAGACTTTACAATTACAAGCACAACAGATACACATACTTTTGCAATTCCGACAGCCTCAGCAAGTGCAAGAGGATTATTAAGTTCAGCAGATTGGACAACATTTAATAATAAACAGGTGGCGTTAAATGGTACAGGATTTGTTAAAATTAGTGGTACAACAATAAGTTATGATAATTCTACATATTTAACATCAATAACATCTTCAAATGTTACTACTGCATTAGGATTTACTCCTTATAACTCTACTAATCCTTCTGGATTTATAACCTTAACATCACTTTCTGCTGGAACTGGTATAAGTTATAGTAATATAACTGGTGTAATATCTTCTACAATTACACAATACACAGATGCGTTAGCAAGAGCATCTTTATCATTTGCTGCTGGTAGTGGAGCATACAATAGTACGACAGGAGTTATAACAATTCCAACAAATAATTCTCAACTAACAAATGGTGCTGGATACATAACTGGTATAACATCTGGAAATGTTACAACAGCACTTGGGTTTACTCCACAAGCAGCATTGTCAGGAACAGGGTTTGTAAAATCAACGGCAGGGACAATAAGTTATGATACATCAACATATTTAACCGCAAACCAAAGTATAACATTAAGTGGTGATATAAGTGGAACAGGAACAACAGCTATTACAACTACTTTAACAACTATTACTCAAGCATCAACAGGTTCTTTTGTAAAAATAACATTAGACACTAAAGGCCGTGTTACAGGTAATACAGCTGTCGGATCATCTGATATTACTACAGCATTAGGTTATACACCTTATAATGCTACTAATCCAAATGGATATATAACCTCATCAGGAACTGCTGCAAATGTAAGTGGAACGGTGGCTATAGTAAATGGTGGAACAGGAGCAACTTCAGCATCTGCTGCATTAACTGCATTAGGTGCTTATGCTGCATCTAATCCAAGTGGTTATATATCAGCAAATCAAACTATAACTTTAAGCGGAGATGTAACAGGATCGGGAACAACTGCTATTACGTCAACACTTGCAACAGTATCACAAGCAAGTAGTGGAAACTTTGTAAAAGTAACATTAGATACAAAGGGAAGGGTAACTGGGAATACGGCTGTAACTGCATCAGATATTACAGCGTTGGGTTTTGCAGTTTCAACAATAACTACAAACAGACAAACGGCTTCTTATACACTTGTTTTGAGTGATGCAAATAAACTTGTAGAGATGAATGTTGCAACAGCTAATACCTTGACTGTTCCAACAAACGCATCTGTAGCATTCCCAATAGGTACACAAATCTTGATTTCGCAATATGGTGCAGGTGCTTGCACAATTACAGCGGCAAGTGGTGTAACACTGCGAAGTGAAAGTTCAAAATTAAAAACAAACGGACAATATAGTGGTGCAACTTTGGTTAAGATTGCAACAGATGAATGGTATGTTTTTGGTAACTTAATTGCATAAAAATGATATTATCAAGCATAGGAATAATTGCAAGTAAAAGTGGATTTGATGCAGATGCACAAGCATTTATTACAGCAGCATCGATTACTGATACTATTCAGAAAAATGCCATTAATACGATGGTTGTGAGTCTAAAATCTAATTCATTATGGGATAAATTTATTGCAATTTATCCAATGGTAGGTGGTACTCAAACAACACACACATATAATTTAAAAAGTAGATCCTATGATATATCTTCATGGAATGGTAGTTGGTCACATAGTTCTAGCGGTGCTACACCTACTGTAAATTCTTATGCAGATACAGGTGTAAGTCCGTCAAATGCGTTTCTTGGACAAGATGACGCAAGTGCATGGTATTATGCCACTGGTAATTATAATACATCACCATCTATTCAAGCACTTGTTTCGACAACTAATTTTACTTTAACTTCTCCACAGGGCTCTGCTAACTATTCAAGATTAAATTGTGCACCAGCCCCTAGTTCTATTGTTGATAATAATTTCCGTAAAGGATTCTTGGGTATGTCACGAGTTTCATCTACAGATTCTAAATATTTTGTAAATAATACTCTTTTATTTACAAAATCAGACACTAGTACAACACCAAGTAGTAGTAATTTAGTTATTGGAAGTAATACTGGATTTGGTACCGTTTTAACTTGTGGATTTACTGCGATAGGTAAAGGGTTTAGTTTATCTGAAGAATCAACATTATATTCTATTATTTTAACTTACCAAACATCACTAAACAGAAATTAAAAATTATGTTAGTAGCAGTTTTAACATTTGAACAAAAAGAACTAGTAAAAGATAAGATGTATGAAAATATTTCATATTTCAATCCAATACAAGATGCTAACGATAATTGGGTTATTTTTGAAGAAGAGTTTAATACTAAAGTAGAAGAATTTTCTTGGATTAAAAATTGTCCAAAAATTGAGTTCATTCAAAAAGAAATCAATTTTAATATTCCCCAAAATCTATAAAAGAAAACTATGCAAGTATAGTCTAATATATAATTTTGGTAATGTCTTAATTTTAACGTATATTATATTGTAATCAAGATATCTTTTTGTATTAAAAAATATTTTAAATAATGATTCCTACAAAATCAAATATAAATAAAGAAAGTTGTTCTCCTGTATCATCTAATTGCGTGATATGGCAAGGATCAGATTTATCATGTATTAATTTATGCAATGGAGATTCTGTATCAGATGTCATATATAAACTTGCAACAGAAATTTGTGATTTAAAAGATCAATTAAATCTTACTGATTTAGATTTAAAATGTTTAGTGGATAATTGTATAACATGTCCTGATCCAGAAAAAACATTAGGTATTGTTTTACAATTATTGATAAATAAAGTATGTGATTTACAAGAAATAATTGACTCATTAACAATTGGTAGTACATCTGATATAGAAGTAAGATTGGCAAGTTGTTTTATTTCTGATTTTACAGATTCCAATGGTGATATTACAAATCCAGTTCCTGTATCAATTTATGTACAAAAAATTGCACAAAAGATATGTACTATATTAAGTAGATTAAATGATATTGATGCTACATTAAATGGCATTGATAGTGCAATTATAAGTATAGATGCACGTTTAGATGCATTAGAAGCAGCAGGTGTTATTAAAGTGACCCCTATTTGTTCTAGTTCACCAGTACCTAAAGATATAGATGATGCATTAATGGGGTTGGAATCTTCGTTTTGTCAATTAAGACAAGCAACAGGTTTACCCACTGAAATTTTATCTTCTATAACTAATAATGAATGTACACCAGTTGCTCCTGCAACAGTGATTCAATCATTAGCTGACCCAGCTGTAATTCTTTGGACAGGATCATCAAATTCATTAGCTCAAACTTTAGAAAAAATTTGGTTATCTATATGTGATTTAAGATCTGCTGTTAGCATAATTCAAGATACTTGTTGTTCTATTAACTGTGATGATCTTGTAGTAGATTTTGATGTAGTGTTGAATTATAATACAGAAGCTGATGAATTTAGTTTAGTATTCTATTTTGGTGAAAAAACAAACATTCCAGTAACATTCCACGATTGTAATACAACTTTAGGAACTAAATTTACAATTACAGATAATTTAGGGCACAGCTCTACAATTTATATTAAAATTAGAGAAGATATTTTAAATGATCCCACTGCATTAACAGATGGGTATTCTGTTTTACTACCAGGAAATATAAGCACAGATGGAACAATTTATATTGATTCAAATACTTGTATTACAAATGGTACACTAAATTGTGTAAAATGTATACATAAAGAAATAATTTATAATTCTGCTTGTAACTTCTGTCAATTGTGTGTTACTGGTACAACAGGTACAGTGGTAGTAGTTTATGATGATAACGGTGGTGCACAAGGATTTACATCAACAAACACAACAACAATTAATCCTTAAAATTATTAAAATGGCTATAAAATCAATTGTATTAAATCCAGGTGAATGTCTCACTTTACCAAATACATCTAGTGTGGTATCAGTTACAGTGGATGGTGATGGTCAGATAACATCTGATTGTAAAAATCTGCCTAACATATCAAGTTATTTATGTTATAAATTTACATGGGAAAGAGATACTACAGGTTCATTACAAGATGCTGTTTTTAGTAGCTTAATTATTGGTGATGCTGTATTTCTTGTACCTAGTAATTATAATAATTACAATAGTACATTGTTAGCAAACTGGATCAATGAACAACCTCTAACATTTTCAGGACTAGTAAAAGTGGGTTGTCATGACATTCATAGTAATGTTTATTATCTTAAATTAAAAGTACCATCAGGTTTACAAGCACCTAAACTTAAAATAAGTAATGGTGGCGGGGGTGTTATAAACTATTCCTATTTAATAGGTGTGCTTGATACTGATTGTAATAACTGTTATTGATCATAATATTATGAATAATTGTAACTGTTTAAATACTTGTGATTTTAAAATAGATTATTGTAATTATCCAATTTTTTGTGATGATTATGATTGCTCTAATCCAGAAACATGTGTTCAAATGATTCCTTCAGATTGTGTAATATATGAAGGTACATTATTTGAACAATATGGATTACAATCAGGTGTTACAGTCACTGAAATTATTCAAAGATTAGTTGATTTAATATATCCTAATTGTAATACAAGTACCACTACTAGTACCACTACAGTTTTACCACAATGTACATCTTATCATGTTGCAAACGTGAATAGTCCTACACCTGTTGAAATAACTTATATAAATTGTTCAAATGTAAGAGTAAATCCAACACCTTTAAATCAAGGTCAAAGTATTAATATTTGTGCTATTCAAGGAAGTTTATATACCATAAATGGAGTAGTAACCAACAATGGAATTTGTGATTAAAAATTAAAATATTTTTTAAATGTCATCATGTTATTGTCAATATGAATGTTCTTGTCAAGATTCCATAATTACAACAACTACGACAACTACAACAGTTTGTCCAGATGCAATATTTTGTGATGAGGTGTATAATTTAAATTGTGTTGTTTATAGTGGTTGTGAAAATACATGTCCACAAATAAAAACTGGTGATTCTTTAATTCATGTTTTTTCAAATATATTTAGAATGATAAATCAATGTTAATTAAATAATTTATAAATGAGTTGTTATAATTGCGGTAAAATTCACACAGAAGAAAAATGTCCTCAAGGATATATGTCTACTACTACAACTGAGGATCCGTCTTTATGTCCTCCAGTTCCTGTTTGTGAAGATTTATATACATCTCATTGTATTTATTATTCTGGTCCTAATTTACAATGTGCTGATGTTTTTACAGGAGATAATGTAAACACTATCATTAATACATTGTTAGTTCAACTTCAGCATTGTTGTTTACCAACTACCACTACATCTACCACTACGTCTACTACTACAACTAGTACTACATCTACAACAACCACTTCTACTACAACAACATGTCCAATACATTATCTTATATGTTGTTCATCTTATAATTCAGAAGAATTACAAATAATAGAAGCACCGTGTAATATTCCACAACTTATATTTACTCCTTGGGAAATATATACAGACATTACAAATGGAAGTCTTCAAAACTCAATAACATGGGTGGTTGTTTCATATTCTGATATTTTAGAATTAGGATATGAAGGAATAACAAGTTCATATATTCCAAATTGGAATCAAATGTTATGGAGTGGTAATGGAGAAAATACATTACAAAATACTTTAGTTAGTTGTAATGCTCATACATTATATAAAAAATGTCCTGATCCATTAGTAACCACTACATCCACTACATCTACTAGCACCTCTACAACCACTACAATAAATCAACAATGTGATTGTTTTACAATTACAAATTTAGAAACTGAATATAGAGGATATGAATATCTTTTTTCTTATACAGAATGTTTTACAAATACAATTAATACTGTATATTTAGATTTTGGACAAACAATAAGTTTTTGTGGACAACCTAATACTATTCTTTCTACTTTTCCAGCAGATATTTATAATAACGGAGTATGTGGAGAAACATGTCCTCCAACAACAAGTACAACATCAACAACAACAACTGTAGCTTGTATAGAGTATAATATTTATAATCCATATAATCAGAATACTTATTATCAATACGTAAAATGTAATGGGGATGTATCGGATGTTATTACATTATTACCAAATTCATGTGATACATTTTATAGTCAACCTGATGCAATTGAATACAGTCCTGGTTTAATTCTTGCTTTAGGACCTTGTTGTAATTGTATTACATTAACATCTATTTCAGGAGTCACTGATTTTACTTATACAGATTGTGTCAATACTAATCATACAGTATCTGTTAATAAAGGAGTAAATCAATTAGTATGTGGAGGCAGTGTTATAATTGAAAAACCTACTGGAGCATATGTTGTTGGTGAAAAATGTTATGATTCTGGATCTAACTTTTCATGTATTACAACTACATCAACAACATCTACTTCTACTACCACTACAATTGAACC